GGGTATATATGATCCAGTCGATAACGACCCGAACCGCTTTACATATCTGAACGGATCCACCACCGGCGGCGCCGTCCTTTATGACAACGGCAAGTTCTTATTTTCACATCATGCAACCGATCCATGCAGTGGAAAGCTGGTAAACTCTTTCGACCTTGTCCGCCTACATAAATTCGGTGATCTGGACGACGAGGCAAAGGAAGGAACCCCAAACAACCGCCTGCCGTCATTTACGGCAATGTGCGAATACGCTGTATCGGACAACCTTGTGGCGGCGCTTATGGCAAAGGAACGCGCAGACGAGGCGGCAAAGGAATTTGATGGCGTGACAGCAGATAACTCAGACGATGCGGTCAACTGGATGCAGAAGCTGGCTATTGTGCCACAGACGGGCGCTATTAAGTCCACCATCGACAATGTAATGATTATTCTTGATAATGACCCCCGGCTTAAATGCAAGTTCGCCCTGAATGAGTTCGCCGGACGCGGAGAGGTATTAGGCTCTCTGCCATGGAGCAGCGACAAGCGCCGTCGGCTGTGGAGTGATACCGACAGCAACGGGCTGTATTGGTATCTGGAGAAAACTTACAACATTACTGGACGCGGAAACATCGACGCAGCACTTGACATCCATGCGGCTACACACTCATTCAACGAGGTGCAGGACTTCATCAAAGGTCTGAGCTGGGACGGCACGCCGAGACTTGATACTTTATTTATAGATTACCTGGGCGCCGAGGACAACGCATACAACAGAGCCGTGTGCCGAAAATCCTTTACTGCAGCTATCGGGCGTGCAATGACTCCCGGCAGTAAGTTTGATAATATGCTCATCCTCTGTGGCTCTCAGGGCTTAGGTAAATCTACTCTTTTAGATAAGATGAGTAAAGGCTATTTTAATGACAGTATTCGTACTTTCGAGGGCAAGGAAGCCTCAGAGCTTTTACAGGGTGTGTGGCTGGTAGAGGTTGCGGAGCTGGATGCATTCAGGCGTACCGACGTCGCGCGCATTAAGCAGTTCCTCTCTCTGAGAGCTGACCGATACAGAGCAGCATACGGCAGAAATGTCAAAGAGCTTCCAAGATGTTGTGTGTTCTTCGGCACTTGCAATCAGATGGACTTCTTACAGGACACCACAGGCAACCGCCGTTTCTGGCCGGTAGACGTCGGGGAACAGCCTCACTCCAAAACAGTATGGGACGATCTCACACCGGAAGTCATCGACCAGATATGGGCTGAGGCTAAAGCACGCTGGCAGATGGGCGAGGCAACCTACCTCACGGGCGAGGTTGAGCGCATGGCACAGGAAAAGCAGGAACAGCACCGCGAGGCATCAGCAAGAGAAGGTATCATAGCCGAATTTGTTACAAGGCAGGTACCGGACGACTGGAGCAAGTGGCCGCTTGACCGCCGCCGTGACTACTGGGCGAATAACGCTGTAGGCGAATATAACCTTGTTGACCGTGACCGTATAACAGCCATTGAGGTATGGTGCGAGTTATTTAATGGTCAGATTAGGGACATAAAAAACACGGATACGAGAGAAATAAACTCTGTTTTGGCAAATTTACCGGAGTGGAAACGATCTGATAAGCCTTTTAGGGCGGGTCCATATAACACGCAGAGAGGCTTTATAAAGCGTCAATGATACTGTTACATTTTCTGTTACAATCGCGTTACATTCTCTGTTACATTCTAAAAAATGTAACAGAAAAAAGTTACAATGTTACATTTATGTAACGCGAATTGTAACAGCCTTAAAGCCTTTATTTTCAAGGGTTATAGGAAAAATGTTACAATGTTACATTTTTTTCTAATATACCTTATAGATTAGAGGAATTAGGGAGAAATATAACGCCTAAAACGCCTGAGGCGCATGCTCATATACGCGCGCGAGGAAAAATGTAACATGAGGCTTTCACTTCCACTTTGGCAATCAATAAAACAGGTATGATACCAGAGAGAAAAAGAAGCACAGACAGCGAGCGTGGACGCGATTTATACGCGCGGCAGAATTTGAAGGGAGGCACTGTTTTGATGCAGGAAAAAGACATAGAGAAAAAATTGAGAATCGGCATAAAAGGAATTGGAGGGCTTTGTCTGAAATGGGTAAGCCCCGGATATACCGGAGTGCCGGATAGGATGATACTGCTGCCCGGTGGCATCATCCGTTTTGCTGAGCTGAAAGCACCCGGCAAGACAGAAAGAAAACGCCAGATAGTTGTACAGCGCATATTACGACGCATGGGCTTTATTGTGTATAACTCTGTTGACAGTGTGGATAAAGTACAACATATAGTGGCTGAGTGCAAGGGGGTCATACAACATAATGAGTAAACAGTTTACGCCATATCCCTATCAGCAATATTGTATTGACCGCATTATCTCAGATCCGCACTTAGGTTTATTCCTGGATATGGGACTGGGAAAGACGGTTATCACGTTGACGGGGCTACACAGTCTAAAATATTATTACTGGCGAATCCGCAAGGTGCTTATCATCGCACCTAAGAAAGTTGCGGAGAGTACATGGAGCAAAGAGGCGGCAAAGTGGAATCACTTAAAAAACCTCAGAATATCTGTAGCACTGGGTACCGCAAAACAACGCCTTGCAGCTTTAGAGGTTGATGCAGACATATATATTATCAATCGTGAAAACACGCAATGGCTTGTAGAATACTACGGGCATAACTGGCCGTTTGATGTGGTGGTACTTGATGAAAGCTCCAGTTTTAAGAACCACCAGGCAAAACGCTTTAAGGCACTGAAAGCCATGCTGCCAAGAATCAGCCGACTTATAGAGCTGACCGGAACACCAAGCCCAAAGGGACTGATTGACCTATGGGCGCAGTTGTATCTACTTGACGGCGGAAAGCGTCTGGGACGGACTATATCTGTATATCGTGATATGTTCTTTGTTCCTGATAAGCGTAACCAGACAACTATATTCTCATACGCTTTGAAAGACGGCGCAGATGCCGAGATATACCAGCTCATAAGTGATATTTGTATCAGCATGAAGGCAAAAGATTATCTGGATCTGCCGGAGCTTATCTATGAGGATATTCCGGTCAAACTGGATAGCAAAGCTCAGAAAGCCTATGAGCAGATGGAGCGCGATATGCTTTTAGAGGTTGAGGACGATCTTGTGACTGCTACCACTGCTGCCACTCTGACCGGCAAGCTCTTACAGCTCTGCAATGGCGCAGTATATGACGAGGATGGCGCTGTGGTTCCAATCCATGACTGCAAGCTGGAGGCTTTCATGGAAACAGTCGAACAGCTCAACGGACAGCACGCACTTGTATTTTACAATTATCAGCATGACAGAGATAGAATCCTCTCAGCACTGGCAAAGACAGGGCTTGTGGTAAAGGTGTACAAGGATGCTCAAGACGAAACCGACTGGAACGACGGAAAGATCGATATACTTTTAGCGCATCCGGCGAGCTGTGGTTACGGTCTGAATCTCCAGGAGGGTGGACATCATATAATATGGTTTGGTCTTACATGGGCTTTAGAGGAATACCAGCAAGCAAATAAACGACTTCACAGACAAGGCCAGCAATTCCCGGTTATCGTTCACAGGCTCATTACTCTGGGCGGCGTTGATGAGGATGTCGTCAAGTCCTTAGAGGGCAAAGACAGCGCACAGGAAAGTTTATTGCTGGCATTGAAAGCAAGAATTGATAAAGCAAAGGGGGCTACAGTATGACAGTAAAAGAATTATCACAGCTTTACTGGCTCAACCAAGAAATACCAAGAGACGAACAACGCATTGCCGAACTCATGGAAAAGGCGCAGGCAGCACCAAGCCCTGATATGTCGGGTATGCCTCCCGGATCCGGGGGCAATACAAGCCGTACCGAAAAATACGCCGTGGAACTGGCAAGCCGCGAAAACATATTATTGCACCGATGCGCTGAGCGTGACCGACTGCAGCAGTTTATCCGGGATATACCAGACAGCCTCACGCGTCTTATCTTCTCCTATCGCTTTGAGAGCAACTACGGCTGGAAAGAGGTAGCGCGCCTTATAGGCTGTGGAAACACAGACGACAGCGTCAAGAAACGCTGCTACAGGTACTTAGAGGAAGAATACAACAGTCGCTTTGTGTAAGTTGTCCTCAAATGTCCCTTAATGTCCCGTTTTTCCTCTTTCTTTCTGAAAACAGATAATTTATAATAAAATCGGATTTCGTGCAAGCTGGGAGTGTGGGTATGCCTCCTCCCTTAGTCCGTGTGGCTCTCTGGCTTGCACATGGTAGAATCTACGGGAAAAGCTCTGGCGTGGTACGCTGGGGCTTTTCTTATGTTCACAGGAAGGAGGCTAAGCTGTGGCAACATATAGACAGCAACGGAACTATGAGAACTTAAATAAAGCTATGTTTGATGGCGAGGGACAGTATGACATACCCATCCTTGCACCGGCTGAGTGTGATGTTGAAAACTGGATCAGCTTCAACTTTGCAAAGGGCTGTGAGGAACCAGAACGGCACGGAGTACACTTCTTTATAGACGATTACCAGTTTAACAGGGTGTGGACTTCCCCGGATGTGTATGTAGAAATGTTAGGACGATTTCAGGCAGTATGTACGCCAGACTTCTCCACATATACAGACTTCCCGAAAGCCATTCAGATATACAACCACTACCGCAAGCATTGGCTGGGTGCATACTGGCAGGCGCACGGTATGACTGTTATACCTACAATCTCATGTAGCGACCACGTCAGTTACGAATGGTGCTTTGATGGGGAACCCGTAGGCAGTACAGTTATCGTGTCAAGCGTCGGTACTCAGTCGGGTATGGGCGACACCGCGCAGCTATTCCTTGACGGATACCGCGAGATGATCCGCAGGCTGGAGCCTAAACAGATTATCATGTACGGACTTGTACCGCCGGAGCTTGACAGCGATAACATAATATCAATCAAGGCTTTTCAGCAGAAATGGCGCGAGCGTACATAAGGGATCCAGCGCGACCCCTATACCCCACTCTGCTGCAGGGCGCACAGTCACGCAGCAGAAAAACGGCGGTGCATGGACGAGCTACACAGTGCCGACAGTCAAATAAAATTATCATCAGTTAAATTTATTTGACTATTAGAAAAATTTGTGGTAAAATAAAAATTTACTCTTGACTTTATGTGTGGACAATAATATAATTTTTGTAAGGACAAAAAATAAGGAGGTGCAACGCATGAGTCCGAGAACGGGTAGACCGCTCTCAACCAATCCCAAAACAGCACGGATTGAAATAAGGGTAACACCACAAGAGAAAAAAGAGATCCAGGAATTTTCCAAACGATCCGGATATGGATTTTTGGAATTATTAAGAATTGGTATTGAAGCGGTAAATAAAAAATAAGACTTGCCACCCTTCCAAAGTCGACAAGCCTTATTCATCCCACAACACAACAATGTGCTGATAAATAAATTATATCTCACTTTGTTGTGTAAGTCAATAAAAATTAACTGGATATTGCTGCCAAAATGGTAAAGATAAACAGTGATAAACATTGATAAACAGATTACATACAGAAAGCGAGGTATTTTTTAATGAGTAAAACAAGAAAATTAGAAATCATGGAAAGCATTGCAACAGTAGCGCAGGACTCCGCCGAGACAGGGAACCTTGACAGTTCCGAATATGCAAATGTGTTTGAGTACATCGCCGAAGCGATCCGCTCTCTCATCACAGAGGAAGGAGGCGTGCAGGCATGAACGAATTACAGACTTTCAGCAATTCAGAGTTTGGCGCTATCCGTACACTGAGTATTGATAATGCTCCGTGGTTTGTGGGTAGGGGTGTTGCTATCGCTTTAGGGTATAACCGATCAGATAATGCTTTACGGCGTCATGTTGAGGATGAGGACAAACTGACGCACCGAATCAGTGCATCAGGTCAAAACCGTAATATGGTCGTCATCAACGAAAGTGGTTTGTACTCTCTCATACTCTCCAGCAAGCTGCCGAATGCTAAGAAGTTCAAGCGCTGGGTAACAAGTGAGGTACTTCCGGCAATCCGTAAAACGGGTTTTTATTCTATCGAGCCTATTAAACCTGCAGAATGCGATATTGCCACACAAACAGCAGAAAAGACGATTAAAGAGGAAAAGTACATGAGGGCGGCGCAATACATCTCTACTTGCCCTAAATCGAATTTACCGCTTGTCCTGAGCGCTTTACATGAGGCAGGTGTTGACTTGGTACTGCTTGAAAGTGCAAAGGTAACAGATGGCGAATGCGCAAGGCTCATAAACAAAGCAGTAAATGATTATGGTTTATCCATGACAGCCATAGGACGGCTTGTGGGACTACGGACAACGCAGATCAGCCGAATACGCTCAGGCGAAAGCACACCGAGCGCCCAACGCTCAAAAGTGATATGCGACGCTATCCGGGCAAGGCTACCGGAAATTGAATAAAGACACTCAGAGGGACAGCTTGTAGGGCTGTCCTTTTTTGTGCATAGATTAAGTTAAAAATATTTGACTAACATACAAGGAGGTGTTAAAATAAATGGGAGGCAGAGGAAGCGAATCAGGCTTGTCCTTTAGTATTCCGTCCGGCGGACATAACTTCACAAACTATTCATTGAGTGAGCAGTTACCTAAAAACTCAAAAGAGGCTTTAGGACGCAAAGGAAAACAACACTCTATTGCAACTGCCTTAAAAACTGTAAACCCTAATCGCAACCCGGCATACTCTGAATACTCAGAGAACTGTCAGCGTTGTGTTGTTGCGTATGAGTTACAGCGTAGGGGCTATAATGTAGAGGCTCAGCCTACTTACGATGGTGACAAATGGAGTGCATCTCACAAAGTTGGCAATATGTTTATGGATCGGTGGCGAGGTGCTTTCCGGCACGCTAAGAGTGTGGCGGTTGGTTCCCCAAGCGGCGAAAGAGTACTCAAAAATATTGCTGCTGAGATGAAGTCATATGGTCCAGGAGCCAGAGCCGTTGTAAGTATCAACTATAAGGGCAGAGGACACGGCGGTCATGTATTCAATGTTGAGAATGTCGGAGGCAGGGTTCAATATGTGGATGCTCAGACAGGCAACAGATACAACCAGGCAAGCATGAGAAACTTATTCAAGATAACGAATAACAAGGACACCACTCTCACACGAACGGACAACCTGAGAATTTCAGAGCGTTCTAAGGAGTTCGTATGGCAGCGTGACCGTAACAAGCGTAAATAACACACGGACAACAGACAGGAGGTAAAAAGATATGTTGACTTATGAGCAGGCTCTTGACATTGCCAAGAGCAAAAAATCAAAGATTAACTATTGCACAGAGTACAATAATGCCTATGCGTTCAGTTATGATGCAGGCGAGGCGTCAAAAGGCGGCGACTCCCCTATCGTGATTATGAAAGACACAGGCGCCGCGCTTAACTTTATTGCGTATGCGGTAAAGGACGGCAACGAATTTGTGAAAGAGTTCGAGGTCAAATGATATGGCGGCTAAGCGCAGAATACTTGACCCCCATACCACCCCTATCGTTCGTGGCAAGGTCAAGCAGCAGAAAAACGCTGAGGGCGGACGAGCTACACAGGTGAAAAGCCGTACACAGCGTAAAACTAAATAGCAACAATACCAGGCAGACATCTCATAAGAGGTGGCTGCCTTTTTAATTGTACGGAGGTAAGACGATGGGAAGAAATCAATACGGTCCGGCTCCGCGGTACACAAGTAAAGAGGAGATAATTGATCTCATCGACAAATACTTTGAGGACTGTAAGGGTCAGCCCTTTACGGATCCGGACACCGGCAGACAGATGGTAGACAAATATGGCTACCCTATTTTTATTGGTCAGCGACCGCCAACAGTTACCGGACTTGCGCTTGCGCTGGGCTTTAAGTCCAGACAAAGCCTCCTCAACTATGGCGGCAAAAAAGAGTTCAGAGACACAATCATGGAGGCTAAGAGCCGGATTGAGATGTACGTTGAGGAGCGTCTTTTTGATAAGGACGGCGCCAATGGTGCAAAATTCAGTTTGCAGAACAACTTTAAGGGCTGGGATACAGACAAGCGAGCTGAGGATGACGGCAAGGCTCCGGCTATCAACATTATATGTGATATTCCGAGAGTATCTGATACACTCTCTCAGCCTCAGACGACAGAATCCGAAGAGGACAATCTGAGTGAGTAAAGTCGTGGATGGGGCAAGGCTATCATCCATTATTGCTCCAGCCTTTTATCAGGTACACTGGGACATCATGGACGGCCTGCATACATACTATGACTTGTACGGCGGGCGTGGTTCTACAAAGTCATCCTTTATCGGTACTGAGATACCTTTAGGGATAATGGACGACCCTACAGCAAATGCCATTGTGTTTCGTAAGGTAGCAAACACAATAGGTTCATCCGTATTTGAACAGATACAATGGGGCATTGATGAGCTGGGTGTACACGATTTGTGGAAATCCACGGTCAACCCTTTTAAGTTCGTCTACAAGCCCACTGGTCAGGTTATTCTTTTCAAAGGTCTGGATAAGGCCAAAAAAATGAAATCTATTAAAGTGGCACACGGCTACTTTAAGTACCTATGGTTTGAGGAGTTGGACGAGTTCGCAGGCGAGGAGGAAATCCGAAGCGTACAGCAGTCTGTAATGCGAGGCGGTCCGAAGTTTGTTGTATTCAAGTCCTTTAACCCCCCTATCAGTAAATCAAACTGGGCGAATCAGTATGTACTCACTCCGAGGCGTGGCGCTTTGCGTCATAAGTCCTGTTATACACAGGTTCCCCCGGACTGGCTGGGCGAGCAGTTTTTTGATGATGCCGAGGCTCTAAAGGAAACCAACCCAAGAGCCTATGAGCATGAGTACCTGGGTAATGCCGTCGGTACCGGCGGCGAGGTATTCGACAATGTCGTATCAAGAGAGATAACCGACGAGGAAATCTCACACTTTGACCATATTTACATGGGGATTGACTGGGGCTGGTACCCGGATCCGTTCCATTGGTCAAAAATGCACTATGACAGCGCACGACAGACATTATATATATTTGATGAGTACCGGGCAAACAAAGAAAGCAACGCCGTTACCTGGAATGCTCTTGTAATGCTTAAAGGCGTTACCGGTCAAGACCTCATCACAGCAGACTCCGCAGAGCCTAAGTCAGTAAGTGACTACAGGGAATACGGAGCTTTTTGTCGTGGTGCTATAAAAGGTCCCGATAGCGTCCGGTATGGTATCAAATGGCTGCAGTCACTCAAAGCTATTGTAATCGATCCGGCACGATGCCCGGCGACCAACAAAGAATTTACCACCTACGAGTATGAACGTACCGAGGACGGCGAAATAATCAGCGGCTATCCTGATAAGGATAACCACTCTATTGATAGCGTCCGGTACGGCATGGAACGTGTGTGGAAACGAAAAGGACAATAACTGTTACATTTTCTGTTACAATCGCGTTACAAATTCAGAAAATGTAACAGTAAAAAGTTACATTGTTACATATATGTAACAGAAAATGTAACGCCACAAAGCCTTTATTTATAAGGGTTTAGAGCGTTTTGTTACAATGTTACATTTATTTCTAATATACCCTATGAAATAGAGGTATTAGATATATTTATACGCCCTAAAACGCCTACGCGAACGCTCATATACGCGCGCGAGGTAGTTTGTAACATGGGGTGCATGAAGGAGGGAAACCGATGTTTTCCAAGTTATTAAGTCTTATAAAGGGGGTAATCAGAAAATTGATACCATACAAAGACATTGAACAGGTAGAACATATAGAAAGCCCCCTCTCTCCAGAGATGATAAACGCTATGGACGATTGGTACTTACTATATTTGAATAAGGCGCCCTGGCTTTCCGACGAATCAGTCAAGAGCCGTAATCTTCCAGCCTTTATCAGTTCAGAGCTTGCACGCTCTATCACATTGGAGCTTGACTGGAATATTACTGGTAAGGATGTGGATGGTAATACTCAGGACGCAGAGGGCGCAGAACTTTCTAACCCACGCTCTGAATTTCTGAAAAAGGAATTTGAGCGCTGCATTGCCAAACTCCGTGAGAAGCTGGAACAGGGTCTTGCTTCCGGTGGTATGACAGTCCGACCATATCCAAAGGACGGGCATATCTATTTTGACTGGACTATGGCATGGGGGCTATACCCTCTCTCATTCGGCGATGAGGGACAGCTCACGGATGTAATTTTTCGGGACACCTACACAGAGGGCAAGACAGTTTACACACGCCTGGAGCGTCATCGTGTCGAGGGCGAAAATGTAAGGATCACGCAGAGAGCTTTCAAGTCAAATATGCGTGATTCCATCGGTACTGAAATCCCTATTAAGTCAGTACCTCAGTGGTCGTCACTGGAACCGGAGGCAGTTGTAGAAAATACAGAAGGTCAGTTGTTTGGGTGGTACAAAGTTGCTGCCGCAAACTGCATTGATATTGACAGTCCTATGGGCGTTTCCTGCTTTGCAAAAGCAAGAGATGTAATCAAGGAAGTAGATAAGCAGTATTCCCGTTTACTGTGGGAGTATGAGGGTTCAGAGCTTGCCATTGACGTAGATCCTATGGTCTTACGCCCAAAGAAAGACGGCAAGGGGGAGGAGATGCCGCACCTCAATCAACGACTTTTCCGAGGCGTTGATCGAGGAACAGACGACTCCTACGATGTATTCTCTCCTGCTATCCGCGATGCCTCTCTCATTTCTGGGTTGAATAAGCTCTATGAAAGTGTTGAGGATCTGTGCGGACTTTCCCGTGGTACTATTTCAAATGCCGCTGTGGAAGCCAAGACAGCTACGGAGTTAAAGATAAATCGTCAGCGCTCTTACTCCACTGTATCAGATAACCAGAAAGCCCTTGAAACGTGCTTGCGCGATGTGGTCAGAGCTATGGATAAATTTGCAACTATCTATAATCTGGCACCAGAGGGCGATTATGATATATCGTTTAGCTGGGACGATTCAATCGTCACAGATACCGAACAGCAGACAAATGAGCGCCTTATGTTTCTCAATGCCGGGCTTATCAGTAAAGCTGAAATGCGCGAATGGTATTTTGGAGAAACAAAGGCGCAGGCAAAGGCCGCTATACAGGCTGTGGCAGATGAGCAGAGCGAAAGCCTTGAAAGTATGTTACCTGCAGTTGAAAAGCAACAGCAGATACAACAGGCCCAGAAAGCTGCTGCCTCTGCTACTGAGTAGGAGGTGTAAGCCGTGGGCGATAATCTCAATAAGGCTATCGACTATATGATGAAACGCTTTGAGGAAGTCAACACTTTTTTCATTGAGAAGGTAGCTGAGCAGATTATGGCTATCGGCGAGCTTAACCCTACCAGCATTAACCGTATAGCCATAATGACCGAGATGGGTACAAACATTAACGACATCACACAAAGGCTGGCTATTGCCACGAATACAAGCCTACGGGACATATTCAAGATATACCAGGCAGCACTTGATGATGTTTATACCGATCAGCGTTTTGCACAGGCGTTAAAGCAGCAGAGCATATCTCCTGAGGCAAAAGCCCGGATAACGCAGTACACTCAGTCGGTCAGCATACAGACAGCAAAAACTCTTACAAATCTATCCAACACGACCGCCGTATCCGAGAGCTACCGTACCGCCATAGATACTGCAGTAATGGCAGTATCCAGCGGAATGACTAATTATCAGTCAGCTACACGGGACGCAATTAAACAGATCGGCTATAACGGTATGCAGGTTGTATATGAAAGTGGTTATCACAGACGCCTTGATACTGCAATCAGGCAGAATGTTATAGACGGCGCAAATCAGATAGCGCAGAACTGCTCTATTATGATGGGCGATGAGCTGGGATATGATGCTTACGAGCTGTCAGCCCATGCAAGAAGCGCGCCGGATCATGAACCCATACAGGGGCGTGTATTCTCAAAAGCTGATTTCAACAACATACAGAACGGCTTGCCGTTTCGGGACATTGATGGAACCTTGTACAGAGCTATCCGCCGTCCTATCGGCGAATGGAACTGTATGCACATTGCTATGTCGTTTTCAACACAGTATTCTAAGCGGCGTTATACTGACGCTCAGCTTAAACAGTGGGCGGCGGATAATGCAAAGGGCTGTGACATAGAGGGCAAGCACTACTCTATCTATGAAGCCGGACAACTTATGCGAGAGATTGAAACTGAGATACGACGCCAGAAAGACGTTGCGGTTGCAGCTCAGTACGCTGGGGACGACACCCTACGCCAGAGCTGCCAGAAAAAGATAAATGCCCTTGCAAGGAAATACAATACGGTTGCTCAGGCATCCGGCATTACTCCACGCAGGGATAGAATGACCGTACAGGGATTTAAGCCAGTAAAGGTCAAATAATAAAAGGAGGCACACTATGAAACAGTTAAACACAATTCAGAAAATGGAAAAGCTCAATGATGTATTCGCCATTGATGAGGTTGGACCTGGAGGCGCGCACCACTTATACCAGGTATGCAAGCTCAACACAGGACGCATCTCTGATGAGGACAACACTTTCCGTACAAGACCGGAAAATATGCTTGCAACAATCCAGATGCAGTGTGGCGCAAGAAAAGATCCTGACGCAGTCAGCGGTGTTATTGATTCTGACTTACTGGAAATTGTCAGAGACAGACTTTCCGCTTTCCAGCAGGGTCCTTATCCATCTTACGAAACAGCTCAGGCGTTATACCATGTTGAGGGAGCGCTTATGTGGCTCAATCGTAGAGTTGAAGATCGCGCAACGCGCGGAGTATTAGGAACTGAAACAAAATAGCGGAATTTCTGGTGTATAGCCCTCTGTTTGCGGACATGGTCGCATGACTGTACTGCTTTTCTTAGCCCCGTTTGCCAGGGTGCAAATCCTTTCTCAGTACAGTAGGAAAAAATTCGCAAAAAATACCTTTCGGAGTGGGAAAAGGCATCTCAGTATTGAGGTGCTTTTTCTTTACCCATTTTTCACGATATTAAAGGCTCATGCCTTTATATAGACCCGGCATTGCAGGGAGATAAATGCGATGGCAACACTACCGCTGAGTGGCAGCGGAAATACAAATTAAATCTATGTTGTTAGGAGGACACAAAATTATGGCACTGGAATTTATCAAGAGTTTATTCAAGGACAATGAGGCATTGACCTATGAGGACTTAGAGAAAGCAGCTACAGAAGCGAAAATCAACGGCGTAAATATCGCTGATGGCTCTTATGTAAGCCGCGACAAGTTCAATGACAAGGTAGGTGCGCTCACACAGCAGGTAACAGACCTTACAGGACAAATCACTCAGAGAGATACAGACCTCTCCACTTTACAAACAAAGCTCACAGAGGCTCAGGCAGACTCCGGTAAGCTGGCTGAGGTTCAAGCCGCATTTTCTGGCTTACAGACACAGTACACAGCCGACAAGGAGGCTATGGAACAGCAGATGAGACGACAGTCCTATGAGTTCATGGTACGCGAGAAAGCTAATCAGATTAACTTCTCCTCTGCTGCCGCAAAGCGTGAATTTATCCGCGATGCAATCGCCAAAGATTTCAAAGTGGATGGAGAAACTCTGCTGGGTTATGAGGATTTCTTAACCAAGTATAAGGCAGACGATCCTACAGCATTCGCACAGACAAAGGAGCCGGATGTATCGGATCCTAAAAAGCCCGACATCGTTTTACCGCCTAAGCAGCAGCCGGCGCCAAACGATCCGAACGCTTTTCACTTCAACTTTACCGGCGTTAGACCCATGCCTAAAGCTGATAACTAATAGGGTCAAAAATATTAAGAAAATTCGGAGGAATTAAACTATGGCAGGAATTAACTACGCATCTCAGTACAGCCAGGCGCTTGCTCAGATGTACCCTTATGTGCTTAACTTCGGTAAGCTCTATGCTACCGAGAACAACGGCCGTTATAGAATGGGCGAGGATGGAAAGACCATCTATATTCCTTCTATCTCTACAACCGGTCGAGTAGCAAGCAACAGAGACACTATTGCAATGGCTACACGTAACTACGACAACGCATGGGAGCCTAAGACTTTGAAGAATCAGAGAAAGTGGTCTACCCTTGTACATCCTAAGGATATTGACCAGACAAACGAGGTCGCAAGTATCCAGAATATCACTCAGGTATTCAACGAGGAGCAGAAGTTCCCTGAGATGGATGCATATTGTGTATCTACTCTCTACTCTCTCTGGACTGAGCAGAGTATGACTGCTGATAAGACAGAGCTTAATGCCAACAATGTACTTTCCGTATTCGACAAGCTCATGCTCAATATGGATAATGCAAGAGTTCCGGCAAACGGCCGTATCCTGTATTGTACTTTCGAGGTTCAGACTTTGTTAAAGCAGGCTGCTGGCATCACAAGAAACTTTGATGTTCAGTCTGGCGGAAACCAGGTAAATCGTTCTGTATCCCGTATTGAGGAAGTCGAGATTGTGGGTGTACCGGCTACTCTTATGTGTACAAAGTACGACTTCACAACCGGTTGGAAGGTAGCAGAAAGCGGAGCATATCAGATCAATATGTTCCTTGTACATCCTTCTGCTGTTATCACTCCTGTAAGCTATCAGTTCTCTCAGCTTGACGCGCCTACTGCCGTTACTGAGGGCAAATATATCTACTTTGAGGAGTCCTTCGAGGATGTATTTATCCTCAATAAGAAGAAGAACGGCTTACAGTTCAACATCTCCTCTGCCGAGGTTACTCAGGCAATGCTTGAGGATACTCAGGCTGTCGCAGATGAGGAATCTGCTGGTACGGAGGGAAACTAATCTCCGGTAGTCAATTAACGGGGCTGGCTATCGGTGCATTAGCATTAAACCCGTCGTTTAACCCGGATGTGCTAAGCTACACGGCTGAGACATCCAACAAATCCAATGTGATTAAGGCAACGACCGATGATGATGTGTCTGTAGATGTTACTCTCACAAATGCAAATCATAGTAATACTCCTGTTACAAATGGGGCTGCTGTTACATGGTCTGCCGGAGAGAATGTACTTACATTCACTGTCAAAGCTGAAAATGCTGCAGTCACAACCTATACAGTAACAGTCAATAAGTCATAGGAGGCGCGGATATGGCACACGCAAATTACTTAACGTATGAAGAATACAAAGAGCTTGGCGGTGCTTTAGCGCAGACAGACTTTTTCCGGTTAGAGTTCAGTGCGCGTAAGCGCATTGACTACCTGACCAATTCCAGAGTTCAAGGCATGGCAGAGGTGCCGGAAGCAGTAAAAATGTGTGTAATGTCTCTCATTACTGTAGAATCTGCTGCCGGTGTTGAGGCTCAGGTCCTAAATCCGGTCGTTACGTCTTACAACACAGACGGCTACTCAGAATCTTATGGCAAAGCCATGGGGACTGAGGATGCAGCCAAAAGTATGAATGCGACAATCCGATCTCTTTTGTGGGGAGAAACGAACGATGAAGGAATACCTCTCTTATACAGGGGGGTGGAAACATGAGACTGTGCAACGAAACCATAACGGTGTTTAATGCAAGGCTTGACGCTGAAAGCGATTATGATATTTACTTTGCTACGATAATAAAAGGAGTATCCTGGTTTTGCGATATAGCATCGAATGTGGATTCTTCTGGGCTGAAAGCCGCAAATAAGTTTACTATCCGTATCCCTGTGGACGCGGATTTCGGAGGAAAGTCATATCTGGATCCTAAAGCCTATGCGGAGACAGAATCGCCGGAAGTGGCGTTTACTTTGCACAGCGGCGATATTATCGTCAAAGGTGCAGTAACAGATGTAAATAACATTCGCCCTGCCGATCTTAAAAAGCGGTACAGCGAGTATGTTACCATTTTAGGCGTTACAGACAACAGACGCGCACCACATTCTAAGCATTGGAAGGTGGTGGGCGCATAATGGCTACCACTCTTAAAGCAAATTTTCATTGGAACAGAGGCACGGCAGATATGCTGAGGCGTTGCAATCTGGAAACAGGCGGCAAGGTACAGCAGGTCATTGACAAATCCGTCATTGATTACTGCCTGCAGTATGTTCCTATGGCAACTGGTACCCTGGGGAAAAGTGCTTATACTGCTACCGCAATCGGTAGTGGTAAAGTTACCTATCCCGGACCCTACGCCCGGTACCTCTACTATGGAGAAGTCATGGGTCCGAACATTCCCGTATTTGAGGATGATAGCGGAGAGCCTACGAGGTTCTTTTCAAAGCCGGGTACAAAAAAGCATCTTACAGGGCGGTCATTGCAGTATAGCAAGGATCTTAACCCGTTGGCCGGCTCATTCTGGTTTGAACGAATGAAAGCAGACCACAAAGAGGATATTCTAAAGGAGGCTCAAAATGCTACCAGAGGAAACTAATATAGGGCGTTTGCGCGAATGGTTCCGGTCTTGTCCGGCGCTATCCAAAACAAACAGATTCCGCGTTGACTATCTGGCTGAAAGCCCTACAGAATATGCCATATACGCGGTACCGTCACAATTAAATATGCATGAAAATGTGCTGGGCGAGGAAGTCTTAAACGACATTCAAACGCTCAATTTTATTTTTGCAATGAAAGAATCATACGGCGCTGATATACACCAAAACCTTGCAAACCTTGGCTTCTTTGATGAGGTTATAAGCTGGGTACTCACGCAGAACGCGTTACGCAACCTGCCACAGATACCTGAGGGGCGTGTAAAGTCTATCATGCCTACTCTTACACCATACCCGGCAGAGGTTGGAAGTGATACAGCAAAGTATCAGATTCAATTAAAATTAACCTATAGGAGGAATTAAACAATGGCAAAACTTGATAGAAACAGAGGTATGTTCTTCGGTTCTTGGACTGGTAAGGCCATCGCTGAGGCTTGCAAGGCTATCACAAACGGTACCGGCGTAACGGCCGCTACTGTTACCGCTGCCACATTCGGTAAGGCTGTCAGCGTTTCTGGCGAGTATGTGTTTACCTACAGCGGCGATGCCTGGAAGTACAACGGCACTACTGTAGAGCTTGATGGCTATGGTATCAAAGTTACTGGAGAGCCAGCAAGTGGCGACACAATCACTGTGACCTACACAGCCGCAAGTGGCGGTTGGGAGGCTCTTGGTAAGGACAATGACGAACTTACAAAGGAACTTAACCCTGATACTGAGACAACAAAGAATGTCTTAGGCGAGACAACACTTACTCACTCCGGCTATGAGCCTGAGATTGACCTTGACCCTTATTACATGGATCCGTCCAGAATCATGTACGATCATCTGTTAGAGGTCGCTTTGGAGGAGCTGTACGGCGAGGGCGACCTTTTAGGCTATTTCGCAGAGGCTTTCTTCACAAGTGCGAACAAAGAAGCTCAGACAATGACAGGATACTGCTTTGTTCGTAGAGCATGGTTCATTCCTCAGAGCGTGGGCGGCGACACTGCCGGTTATGCTATTCCGTTTAACATCAACCCTGTTGGTGCTATGGAGAAGAAGAATATCGTTTACGATATGAAAACGAACCAGGCTACAATCACTGATATTGCATAAGATCGCGGAGGGGGGGGCTATGCCCTCTCCTATTTTTTAACACAGACAAATTGGAGGTAAGTTATTATGGCAAAAGTCACACAGTTAAAAAGCAATGCACCGCTCACAGCCGTTATCGACGACGGTACAAGAGAGGTTCCCATTGTAAATAAGTTTGGAAAGCTGGTATGCAAGGTTTATTTCAGACCTGCAGACCTCTCTATTATCGATCGCTACAATGCTATGATTAAGAATTTTGACAGCATTGTAAAGCCCCTTGAAACTCTTGAAATCAGAAACGACGGTACTGCTGCTTTTGAAAAAGATTGGGAGATTTTGAAGAAGGTTGAGCTTGATCTTAAACAGAAGTTTGATGAGCTTTTCGACATGGAGGAAGCAGACGAAATTTTCGCAAAGCGTAACCCGTTTTCATCTGTTCATGGCCATTTCTTTGCTGAGGTGGTTTTAGTCGCTCTTGGCGATGTTATCAGCAAGGCGATTGATGAGGAAGCGAAAATATCCGCACAGCGTACCGACAAGTATCTGAGTGACCTTGCGCCGGAAAACCCGGAGGTGCATAAAGATGCTGGGGATGCTACCGCAAACTCTTAATATCAATGGACGGGCGTACAAAATACGCTCAGATTACCGGGATATACTGCAAATTATAGCCGCTTTTGGCGACAAAGAGCTGTCCGATGAGGAAAAAGCCTATGTCTGCCTAAAGCGGTTATTTGTTGCTATGGAATCCATACCTAAGTCTGATTATCAGGACGCCTACGAGGCTGCCGTCACTTTTATAGAGTGCCATATATCAGACCGTAAACCCAGCCCTAAAGTTGTGAACTGGGAAAAGGATGAGCAGCTTATCTTTCCGGCTATCAATAAAGTGGCAGGAATGGAAGTACGTGCTGTCCCATATATGCACTGGTGGACGTTTCTGGGATATTTCCAAAGCATTGACCGGGAGGATATATGGGGATTTATTCTTACCATTCGGCAGAAACGGGCAAAGGGTAAAAAACTGGAAAAATACGAGAAAGATTTTCTCAATGCAAATAGAGATATTTGCGAGGTTGAATTTAGAGAGGAAAAAGCCACTACTGAGGACAGCCTTGCAAAGATGTTTAACGAATTATTAAAGAACGGAGGTGGGGACGATGGCGAGTAACGCAGATGGATCTATTGTAATTGATACTGAGCTGGATAATGAAGGCTTCGAGCGTGGATCTGATAAGCTGCTGAAAGCTGTTGAGGACTTGACTGGCGCGGTTGATAACCTGGGCGACAATATGATGCGCTCTTTCCAGCAAGTCATCCCCCTACTCCAGAATATATCGGGTACCACCTCTCAGGTTTACAGCAGTATGCAGGGAGCGGCTACACAGACAACACAGGCTACGGAGCAGTTAGCTCAGGCTGAGCAGAATGTAAACAATGCTGTCAATCAGACAGCGCAAGCCGTTCAGTCTCAGGGGCAGGCAGTAAGTAGCTTTACTGCAAATGCCGGACAGGCGACAACAAGCGTATCCTCTCTTGAAAAAGAAGTAAACAGCCTCTCAGCGAATATGCAGTCAATCTCTCAGAGTGCGGAACTTGGTTTTAGTAATGGCAATGCTGTACTTGCCTTTGATTCTAAACTCACAGCCGTAGAGCAGAAACTTGATGCTGCAAAGCAGAAACTTGAAGCATTCGGCAACACTCATATTCCTACTGAGGATTTTACATGGTTGGAGCAGAATATCGCCAAAGCTGAGGCGCAGCTTAACAGCTATGTCGAAAAGCAGATCCAGATGGAAAATGGCGGAGTCAGTCATAATAGTGCCAGATGGAAAAACCTGCAGTCACAGATTGAGCAAACAACGCTCATGCTTAAAACATACAAGTCCGAAATGACAGACTTGGAAAATTCTGGAGAGGCCTTTACACTTGGATCCGACACACAGCAGTACAAACAAATGCAGCAGTCAATCCAGAGCGTTGAGGCTTCTTTACAACGCAACCGTTCTCTGATTGATTCAGAAGCAATCGCGCAGGAAAGACTTAATGTGCTGACAGCGCAGGAAGCAGTTGCCAATGCGCAGTCTGGCTCACAAAGGCAGTCAGCCCTTGCACAGCTACAACAGGCACAGGCACAGTTACAGGCTACCGCTACGGCATCATCTTCCTCGGCACCGGCTGAGGCCACAACAAAATGGCAGAGGTTTGGCGCGGTACTCAAAGCTGTGGCGGCAACTGCCGGAAGGACAGCGGCTACACTGGCAAGAATGGGCTTTCAGGCTGTTGCTGCTGGAGCGCAGAAAGCCGTATCCGGCTTAAAAGCATTTGCCTCTCAGGCAAGAAGAACATCCGGCTCCACAAGTGGATTGGTAAAGCAGCTTACGAGCTTAAAGACAATGCTCATAAGTAAGCTCAAATATATGTTTATTTCCGCGATTACTCAAAGCATTGGAAATGGCATAAAGGCCCTTGCAAAATACTCTGACTCCTTTAACCAGGCAATGAGTAATATTAAAAACAGCACATCCCAACTTGGCGGCAACCTTGCTGTAAGTTTGGGTGGACTGATTCAGGCAATAGAGCCAGCACTTACCCGTATTATCGGGTTTATCAATACTGCAATTACCTACCTCAATGCTTTCTTTGCATTGCTGGGTGGTAAAAAGACAATGACTGTGGCCAAAAAATCCACAGACAGCTATGCGGATTCTATTGGTGGTGCTGCCGCCCAGCAGAAAGAACTTAACAGACAGGTGTACGGCTTTGATGAGCTGAATAAGCGAAACAAAGAAAGTTCTTCCGGTTCTGGTGGGTCAGGTTCTGGTGGTGGCGTGCAATATGAGGAGGTTCCGATCGATGATGTTCTCCCAGAGAGCGTAAAAGATTGGATGGAACGCCTCAAAGAAGCATGGAAAAACGGCGATTGGTACGGCGTTGGTCAGATCATTGCCGAGGGCTTAAATGCCGCCATGGGTGTTGTTGATGATTGGATCAACAACACATTCCGCCATATGGGTGTGAAGTGGGCTGGCATCATTGCTCAGATTCTTAACGGCTTGGTGGATGGCTTTAACTGGACGCTTCTTGGTAAAACCATAGCGGATGGAATGAACGCTATCGCCGATATTATCAATACATTCCTTACCACTTTCAATTTTGAGAATTTAGGTAAAGGCATCGGAAAAGCTATAAACGGCTGGTTCGATAATATCGAATGGGGCTTGATGGGTCAGACATTCGCAAACGGCTGGAATGCTCTCATAAATACTATTTATGGAATCGTTTCTACCATAGACTGGGCGAATATCGGTACCTCATTCTCTGAATTTGTCAATAATTTCTTTGACACAATACAGCTTGAGAAAGCTGCTGCCACTATCGGCATAACCTTAAACGGTATTACAACAACTGTTGACAATTTCCTTACCAAAACGGATTGGACGGGTATAGCCACAAAGGTAGCAAACTCTGTAAACACTCTGTTCTCTACTGTGGATTGGGGTAAAATGGGCGCTACCGTTACTAAGGGCTTTAATACTGTGGTTCAAACTCTGGCTACCTTTATCGGTACTGTGGATTGGAAGGGAATAGGTGCAAGTATTGGTCAGTTCTTACAGAACATGATTACTAATATCAACTGGGCGAACCTTGGAAAGCTCCTGAGTAATGCAGTAGGCGGTCTGCTGGATGCTATATCTGGTCTTGCCGAAAGCGTAGACTGGTATGCTCTTGGTTCCTCTATTACTTCAGGACTTGTGACATTCATTACAAGTATTGACTGGGTAACGCTCATTGGTAAACTGCTGTCTGCTCTTGTCAGCCTGTTTTCTGGTGCGGTTGAGCTTTTGCTTGGCGCTCTTGGCGGTATCTTTTCCAGTATCGGAGATGCGCTGCAGGGCATCGGCTTAGACTGTATCGGCGGACTATTTAAGGGTATCGGAGATGCGTTAAAATCTATTGGCTCATGGCTGAAAGAACACATCTTTGACCCTATTGTTAATGGCATCAAGAGCCTATTCGGTATACACTCTCCTTCTACCGTATTCGCAGAATTAGGAGGCTATTTGATTCAAGGTTTGTTACAGGGTATCAAGGGCGCTTGGTCTACAATAACCGGATTTTTCTCCGGCGCTCTATCGGGACTGAAATCCTTGCTTTCTGGCGTTTGGTCTGCCATCAAAAGTACGGCGTCATCAGCTTGGAACGGTATAAAATCTGGTATCACATCAGCTTTTACGACAGCAAAAAATACTGTCGTTTCCGTAGCTGGCAATATCAAGTCCGGGCTTTCATCTGCCTGGTCAACCGTGAAATCCGGTGCCACATCTGCTTGGTCCGGCGTCAAAACTACGATTACGACGAATTTTAACAATGCAAAGTCCGCTCTTTCGACTACAGCATCGAATATTAAGAGTAACCTGAGTTCTACCTGGAGCAATGTGAAAAGCACGGCTACACAGACTTGGTCTAACATCAAGAGCAGCGTGTCGTCTACTTTCAATAACCTAAAGTCAAATATTTCGACTACTGCAAACGGCATCAAAGCTGTCGCGAGCAGCGCTTGGTCCTCTGTGAAATCCACTGCATCAAGCAAGTGGTCTGAAATCAAATCTACTGTATCAAGCAAGTGGTCAAGCCTGAAAGAAACTCTGAAAGCTCACGACTGGACGAGTATTGGTACAAACCTTGTATCCGGCTTAAAATCCGGTATTTCAAACGCATGGAGCAGCCTTACATCTTCTGTAGGAAGCCTCTGCTCCAACTTGCTGAGTAAATGTAAATCCGTATTCGGTATTCACTCTCCGTCAAAGAAAATGGCGGAAATTGGTGCATATTTGGACGCAGGTATGCAGCAAGGTATTGAGAACAACCAGGGCAAGGTACTTTCTACAGCTAAAAACCTAGCATCCGCCGTTACTGAAGGCATGACACCGAACAGCCCTGAGATTGATGTGTCGAGTGCTGAGACGGTCAACGGTATAAGCCTTATCGCTGATCGACTTTCAGACATTGCCGGACAATTCCGTGCAATAGCAGATATGCTTGCCTCTATGGGCGGTCTGAGAACGCCTGAGATAGCTCAGGGAACCGTTGTACCTTATAAGACAAAGATTGATACCTCTGATACAACTCCTGTCGAATTTGAGGCGTTTAAGACGTTCTCCTCAGATGTGGACGAGCGTATGGCGGACGAGATATATGTACTCCGTCAGATTTTGGAGGCTATCAAGAAACTTAATCTCAACATTGATATTAGCGCGCTGGAGCGAGCTATCACAAAACAAAAGCGCGGTCACGACTTGAATTTTGGAGGTGCTTAACATGAAACCTGCTTTTGAAATAAATGGCCACGATTATGCACCCTATGTAAAGCACAAAACAGGGCTTGCATGGTCGAGGGAAAATACGAACGACGAGGACGCCGGACGAGATAAAGCCGAAACCATGCACACCCTTGTTACCTCCCATCAGCGTAAGCTGGAGGTAAAGATGGGGCCTATGCCATTCGAGAAAGCCCAGCAACTTGAAAAAGACTTGCAGGGTAACGACGATGGAGTCAAGGTCAAATACCCGGACATTAAGGACGGGATGTGTACAAGGCTGTTCTACAATACTTCTATCAATGCCGCCATCGAACAATTTACCGATGATGACATTGTTATTGACGATATAGCCTTTTCACTTATCACGGTAAAGGAGGATAAAGTGTAAATGCAGAATCTTCCTGAAAATTGGGCGGAGTTCTACGACGCGCCACACAAAATAGAATACAAGTTAGTTATCAATGGTATTGAGTACGGCAAGGAAAACTTAAAAGGCGATCCTGTACTTACAAAGCCGTTGCTTGAAAAGCCTGTTATTGGGCGTGTGTGTTCGGCTACACTGTCAGCTACAATCATCCCTCACACAGACACAGCGATTCCGAAAGCTGCCAGAGTGTTCATGTACTGTCGGTTGGTAGATGCTGACGGCAATACTACAGACTGGCTACCGCAGGGGCGTTTTTATGTGAGTTCCCGTAGTGGAAAAACAGCAATAGCCCTTACCATGAGAGATGAAATGCTCAAAGGTGGACGGACATATATTGATAAATCAGAACTGGAGTGGCCAGCTTCTCAGGTTGACATTGTAAACGAGATCGCCGGACTTATGGGGGTTGAACTGGATCCGCGTACTTCTCTTATGACCGGTGCCGGATACCTTGTTGACACAGTAAACGGCGATGCACTTATGACTGAGGTTTTAGGGTACATTGCAGTATGTAATGGTGGCAACTGGATAATGACCGAGGAGGGCAAGCTACGACTTGTCCCTCTTGCTTCCCCTATCCAGCCTATACAGAACTTAGCAAAGTCATACGGCAACTATACAGATATAGGAGCTGCCGTTACTATCAGCCGTGTTACTCTGGAGGACGATGGCGGCGCCACTTATACAGCCGGGGACGATACAGGATATGAACTGTATGCGCAATGCCCTTATGCAAATCAAGCGGTTGTATCCGCTCTTGGAAACTCCACAGATGGCAAACTGTACGGGGTGGCATATCAGCCGTTCTCAGCAGAAAAGCTCTTTATCAATCCTGGTGCGGAGCTTGGCGATACTGTGACCATACGGACACGACTTGGCGATGAGCTTAATGTCGTACTCCACTCTCTTACTGTTACCTGTAACAACGGATACACTTGTGATGCTCAATCACAGATCGATTCTGACACTGAGGATGAGTACCCATACGAAACAGCGCAGGAGCTGCAGAATGGCAGAACCGTAAAAACAAATAAGACTTATTACGGCAATACGATTGATAGGGAGCATGGCTTCCGGTCAAAACTTGACAGCGGTGCATACGCCCAGTTTAATGCCGGGGGCTTAGAGTTTGTAGACGAATCCGGTAAAAAGTGCCTTTACTACGATATGGAGGCAAAGACCTTTATCGTAGACGCCACACTGGGCGCAAATGCGATTTTTACCAACTCACTATACGCTGAGCAAGGCGACATATCAGAGCTTACTGTTGACCGCCTGAACACCTCAAAGCATATTAAAAAATTCTTGCTGGGCGACACCTCAGACGACTGCTATATCCTTATCAGCGGTTATTCTATACAGTTTATATCAGCGACGCCATCGGGTCTGTATAACCGACTGCTCACAGAGGATGGCGTACAGATCATGTGTGAGGATGGCAAATACCTGGATAATGAGGCTGGCGGTAAGACGAGCTACACACAGGCAAAGAACAGATACGGCGATCTGCTGTGGTGGGAAAAGGATATTACGGATGCAGAAATATCATCCGAGGGCTATCCGTATATCGACGGCGTGCAGATATTCACTACCACCGAAGAAACAGGGTTCCCAGTTCACATATTCGCGTATGACGAGGTAGTCCGCGCTGAGTATAAGTTTGAGGAAGATCCTACAGACAACTCTTACAACCCTGTTCAGATATGGGGTTCTGGTACTGGATATGCGGATAATGGAAAAGGCAGAATTGAAAAGTTGTCTGATATGTTCCGGTTCGGATATACAACACGTACCGGCTCAGAGGAAAGCATAGAGCTAAACGATGATGGCTGGGTGGATATAAACAAGACACGAAAGCCTATCAGCTTTGACTTTTCAAATATCGCCAACGGCTCATTTTCGGAAACGATAGACGGCGGCGGTGAGGAAAATTACAAGGTCGCCTTTGATTCAGAAGGGCGTATCAGCAAGATAACCGATGAACAGGGGCATATAACGGAGGTGCATTGGTAAAATGGCTTACGATCAAAACTCATTTTTACAGGGAATTGCCGTAGGCAAAAGCCTTAAAGGTTGGAGTTCCGGCATTGGTACCTCCGTTCCTACCTGTTGGAATGATGAGGGCATATACACATACTTCTACATTGACTACCACTTGCCTATTTCGGCGGTATCGCTGTCAATGTTCCGACTCTCTACCCGTGTTTTGTGCGAGGCTGGGGAGCTTGAAGTCACGGCGATAGAATCTGTTGACAGTACGACTTTTAAGGTTTACTGCAACATATCTAAAGCCGGTAACGGCTGGATTGCTGTAACCGGATACAACAGCTCATGGCTTTACTACGATAATGGCTACGCGGTTCCGGAGTATTCTGCCGTATTCTGGATAGACAGTAAACAAAACTGGACTCCTGGATACATTGAGGATTCAGACCACTATGTCGGTCGAAGCTATAACGGCTCTGACAGCATAGACCTTACCTATCAGTCGGGAGTTGAATACACTGGCAAGGATACAGACAATTTGAGGTCTTTGTCTGGTATGACCATACAGGAAACCCTAAAAGTAACTTACTCATAAGGAGGATGCAATGAGAGATTTAACAGATTTGCAAAGGCATCTTATAGGTGCTGAATTACACGGACATTGCAGGGTTGATTATACAGACCCTATTACCGGAAAAGTGCTGGAGCGTGTTGAGGGCGATAATCACGTTTTCATGGATCAGTTTATGGCACAGGACTTTCAGGGGCAGGCATTAAGCGCTGCTTTGCTTATCACAAACGGCGAACAGTCACTTGATACAGACTTACCATATCTGCCAGGTACTCCTATCGGATATGGTACTCCATCATCTGAGGCAACAGGAATTTATCAGGGTTCTTTCCGTTCTGTAGACAGTTATAGAAACAGAATTACTCAGCAGGGTATCACAAACTTATATGTATACGATTTCCTCACAACTCAGATACCAGACACCATCCGTTATGTCGGCTTGACTGCTGCCGGACAGACCGGTGTAAACACCGCGCCATTTACATACAGATGGCCGAGGGACAACTGCAGCGGAATATATGACATAGAGCATAAAACACTATTATACGGTGGTACCTGCAGTTTATCAAATAGCGCTGGTGGAGATGGTCAGCTTTATATTTACAAAATCACAAATGAACCTACAGAAGCGGCAAAGCAAATTGACCTATTTGCACTGTGCGAAAAGCCGGACAACTATTGGCCCGCTGTAGACGGCTGGAGCAATTACACGCAAGGCTATCAAGCAACATGGGGCTATGATTATGAAAATCAAACTATCGTGTTAAAGCTCATGCGATACTGCATTCGCCAAAGATATGATGGGTATTACAATAGTCGTTCTAACTACTATTATGCCACTTATTATACGGATGATTTTTGGGTTATTAGCAAAGATGGATCCGAGATTGTAAAACACTTTCAGTATAAGTGGAATACGGATGAGCGACTTAATGATAGCAGCTCTTGGCAGTATGACTATCACTTTTGGACTGGTAATGGCTTTCCATCGTATGTCAGATTATATGGCGATAAATTGTATGGATTTTCACAGACAGCACCTAATTATCGAGACACACAATACAATAATGTGTTTTATGTATATCAATACGACATTACAACTGGCGATGTATCATACGAGCGATATAACACAGGACATAATGCGAGCCACCCTCTTATGACAAATGAAAGTACGTTGTATTGTTATAAGGGCTACACATTTCCGAGTAGCCACTATGACAGATACAGCAATACCAGATGGGGCTTTACGTCTACAATTATGGGAGTATGTCCTATGTATGATGTTTATTCGGAAGATTTTTATACAAATTGCCCTTCTGTATTTGAAGATTCATACTACGGCTACCGATTGATAGAAAAAGGACAGACTTCTGTGTATGGTAAGACATGGAATGTTAAGCCGTATTTGAACGGAGATGATCGAGTTGCAAAGGCGTCTATGCCTTTTGCCTATACCGCGTATCAGCTACCGAGTGATGCGCCGGTACGCCCCGCAAACTCAGCCGTGATTATTGCCTACGGCTTGGAAATTAAATGGTAAAGGAGTGATTATAACATGGCAGATACCAAAATATCCGAGCTTGCCAGTGCTACTGCCCTTGCGGATTCTGACGTCCTCTGTGGTGTCAATTCCGGCAGTACGAGAAAGTTTTCTCTGTCGCGTATCCGTGATTTCTTTGCAAAGACTTTCGACGGATCCTATGCAGCAAAGGAACATACGCACAACAAGCTCTCCAACGGAGCGTATGAGGTCACTATCCCCTCTACGATTAAGAAGAATGACTCCTTTATGCTCCAGTCTGAAAAGACGGCTGAGAATATCAGCTACAACAACAAGACCTCTAAGCTCATGGCTGAGAACACGCAAACAGCCATTGACGAGGTCGCGCACACCGCCTCTGAGGTAAAGAAAACAGCAGACGCGGCAAAGGAAGTCACGGACAAGGCTGTTACCACTGATGTTGTGGGTAAGGCTTCTGGCGTGGCTGGACTTGATGCATCGGGGTTAGTCCCGAAAGCTCAGTTGCCTACATTCGTTACGGGCGTTTCCGTAACTGTAGAAAGTATGACTATCTGCTTTTCAGTGGATAAGTCAAAATAAATTCAAGGAGGGATAAAACCTATGACAGCAGTAAGCACAAGACCTATTGGAAAGCGCGAGGATGGTAAGCAGATGGTTGAGGCGGTTATCATCGCCGATGAGACACCGGCTGAGCTTCCTATCACAGGAGATGGCATTTCCGGTATGAGCGTTGATGATTGCTTTGCTCCATTCTCTGTACTATATGTAGTCGGAGAAGCAGAAAACAAAGTATACATCGCGAATGAATCCGGTGCGTTTATCGCGCAGTAACTAAAGGAAGATTTACAGTATGAACAGTTTAGCGTTAATAGTCATGTTCTACAACCTGGCTAAACAGTACGCAAAATCCTACGCCGACAAGCTCTTAGGCAGAGTGGCTACTGGCTTTAACTGGCTGGGTGCCGTTAAATACTACTCTGACTTGCCAGCCTCAGCGAATGAGGGGGACGCGTACACAGTTATGTACACTGGTTCAAGCGGCACAGCCGTTGATGGTACAGAATACGCATGGGGACAGCTTAATGGCACAGCTCAGTGGATTCCAGTACGAACTAAAGGCGATACAGGCAGTCCGGGCGCAAAAGGCGACCCCGGCACACCCGGCAAAGACGGAGATCCAGGCGAACCGGGAGCAGACGGCTACAGCCCTTCCGTTACCGTCACAAAGTCCGGTAAGGTAACGACAATCACTGTTACCGACAAGAACGGCACTACCACAGAGGAAGTGCTGGACGGTAAGGATGGGGAAAACGCCGGAAAGATTGACCTTATCAAAGTCAATGGCGAGGCTCAGACCATCGATCCTGAGGACAAGAGCGTTGATATTTCTGTCCCATCTGTAGAAGGACTGGCATCTGAGAACTTTGTCACAGATGGGTTTGTGGCAAAGGAAGCAGGCAAGGGGCTTTCAAGCAATGACTTTACCACAGAGGAAAAGGAAAAGCTCAAAGGCCTTAAAAACTACGATGATGCGGCACTCTCAAAGAGAGTAAGCGACAATGAGGAAGCGATTGACACCTTAAACGGCACAGGTCCGGGAAGCGTATCAAAAACTGTCGCAGACGCCATTGCTCAGGTCGTCGCAGAAGCACCAGAGGACTTTGACACTCTCAAAGAAATATCTGACTGGATTTCTGGTCATTCAGATGATGCTGCAGCTATGAACTCTGCTATTCAGCAGAACTCAACCGATATTTCCAACTTGCAGAAAGAGGTTGCCAAAAAGGCAAACTCTGATGAAGTCAACACTGCACTTGGTAAGAAAGCCAATGCAGCGGAAGTCACTGCAGAGCTGGAAAAAAAGATCGGAGTTGTGGCAGGTGCTACACAAGGCGGCGTTCCGGTGTTTAGTGAGAACGGCGGCTTATCCGATTCTGGTGTTAGGCCATTATCAGTCAGCGTGTCAGATATGACTATCTGTTTCACAGAAAATTAGGAGGTAAACAATGGAATATAACGACAGTCAGAAAGTAGGCTCTAAGGTATATTACAATGTCGGCGTTGATGGGGACCGCACCTATCCCGGCGTTGACCTTACTGTCAAATTTGCAGATGAGATCAAGAACTATTCAGATGAATGGGCGTGGATCAAGGCAAGAAAAACAGCCGGTAATTATGCCGGACTTCATGTAGGCGACTACATCCCTATTACTTGCAGCAATGGCTACAAGCTCAATGCTCAGATTGCAGGTATGAACACATACACTGGATATGCAGATCAGGAAGTCGGAAACCATATCGACTTTATCTGTAAGGAGTTGTGGAATGATCTTCACGTAATGAACAAGATTGATTACAACAATGGCAATGCAAACAGCCCTAACCCGTTCCTTGCATCGGATTTGAACTACTGGCTCAATTCTATGTCCGGTACGGTACCGAACAGCAAAACGGACCCGGCTACTACTGTTGCAGTCGATTACACAGCAGGCGGTATCCTCTATTATCTGCCGGATAAGCTCAAAAAACAGATTATTACAAAGAGGATTCTGCTGCCAAGCAGATATACGGCTGGCAGTGTTCTCACACAAGATAATTCGTGGGCTTGGCAGTCTACCGGTAAACTCTGGATTCCGTCAGAGGTTGAAGTGTATGGTATGACTTGCTGGGGCAACAACGGATACGGCGCCGGTGGATTTGTACAGTATCCTATTTTTATCGGAAACATGAACAGAGCGAAAAAGCGTTGTTCCAACAAAGACCGCTACGGCTGGTGGTTGCTTTCCGCGTATGCTGGCAATTCTACTTATTTCGCGTATGTCAGCAGCAGCGGGCTTTGCGACGACGCCTCTGCTTCCGCGACCTGGATTGCCGCGCCCGTCCGCTTCCGAATCTAATAAATCTTTTAGAAATCCGCCAGCTTGCTGGCGGTTAGAGGCAAAAGCTATATGAGTAACGTACTTGAAAGACACCGCGGCATATCGGAGATGGAATTTTATGTCACTGCTATTAACATCCGGCACGAGCTTACAACTTTCCTCATGCATGAAAAGAATGTACCTAAGCGGTGGCGCTCTGTGTACACATATCCTGTCATAAATCTGTCACAGGCACAGATTGACCTTATTATAAAGGCAAACGACGTATTCGCATTTAAGCCTGAGCAGGTCGAGTATCGTAAGGCTTTACAGAGAGAATGTATCGCATACTGTGACATTATCTTTGAGAGACTGCAGTCGATGATGGTGGATTTATGGTGGGATGTGCTACACAGACCGGATGACGACTCCGACAAAATCCGCATACAAAAATTTATAGACAATATGGGTAAGCTCTTAGTCTTTGAAGAAGATAGACTGAAACGCTGGCGCAACTCAACAAAACTGCTACGGAGAAAATAATCTCCGTAGCTTTTTTACCGGTTATGAACTGCATAAAAAGGACACCGCTACAACTGGTGGTTGCTTTCCGCGAATGCTGGCAATTCTACTAATTTCGCGAATGTCAACAACAACGGGAATTGCAACAACAACTCTGCTACCAATACCTGGATTGCGGCGCCCGTCTGATTCCATGAATGTTATCTGATTCCATGCAACTATTGTACGGGGCGAGTATACAGTAGGCATTTTCATAATGCAGAAATCAAGACCCCTTGAAATTTTTTATTTTATGGAAGGAGGACATAACCGTCCTACAGTGAAAGTGGGTAAATATATGCCTTGACGCGGTTGGCCGGACGCTGCTTGCATGGTCGGGGATGGCGATAATATACGCTGAATGGAATCCAGCTAAGTACCCGATTGCATGACCATTACCGCAAAGAAGAACACAACGCGCCCCTACAATAACACTTCGCGAGGTATTTATCTTTATGAACAGTGAGGAAAGACATCAAGCCCGTTATGAACGCCGTAAGGCACAGAGGGAATGGGTAAGGCGTGAGAAGTTGGCTGAGTTTGATAACTTTGAACGAATTGCGGATGTCAACTCTCTCATTCGAGCAAATTTCGACTCCCGGAGAGGGGTCATGTGGAAAGCAAGTGTCGCGAGATACAATATGCGCTTCTACAAAAACGCAGTAAAGGCACACTATGATCTCATGGAAGGTAAGAATATCCATAGCGGATATTATGCTTTTGGCATCATAGAACGAGGTAAGGCAAGATCTATTCACAGCCTGCACTACTCTGAGCGCGTTATAAGAAGATCCGCCTGCATCAATTCACTGGTGCCGATACTGTCAAGCAACTTAATTTATGACAATGGCGCAAGCCTCAAAGGCAAGGGCGTTAAATTCAGTGCCGATAGGTGCGAAACGCACTTGCACCAATATTTCCGTAAACATGGTAGCAATGAGGGCTATATCCTCATAATTGATTTTAAGAAATATTTTGACAACATACAACACGAGCCATTATTTGAGATTATAGACAAGAGCTTTACAGATGAGCGCATCCGATTCTTTGCAAAAAGCTGTATCGCTACAACCGATGCAGACAAACCTCCAGAAGAAAGAGGCAAAGGGCTGTATATAGGTCCAGAGGATAGCCAGATATATGCTGTCGCATATCCAAATAAGATTGACCACCTCATAAAGGACCAATGGCGCATACATCCGTATAACAGATACATGGATGATTCATATATCATTCACGAAAGTAAAGAGGCACTTACCCAGATAAGAGACGCACTCTTTACGGAATACCGCAAAATGGGAATTATCCCGAATGAAAAGAAAACACAGATTGTCAAATTAAGTCGTGGTTTTACTTTTCTCAAAACTAAGTATTTTCTCACGGATACTGGTAAGGTCATCCGTAAATCAGACCATGACAGCATAGTCCGGGAGCGCCGAAAGCTCAAAAAGCTAAAGCGATTCTATGACAACGGGGAAATGACTATCCCACAGATAGAGCAGTCCTATATGTCATGGCGCGGCTACATTTTACAAAAAGATGCGTATGATTCTGTTAAGAGCATGGACGCACTTTTCTTTGACCTATTCCATACAAAGCCGTGGAAAAATAAAAAGAATAAATCAAAAAGGAGGGTTCAGAATGGACAAAAAAAGACAGTTTATTCAGGGAGAAATCAACGCCCGGAAGTCATTGCTTGCTGATACCGATTACAAATGTATGAAGTATTCAGAGGGCTGTTTGACAGATGAGGAGTTTGCTCCTGTGAAATCCCAGCGCGAGAAATGGCGTGCCGAGATTAACGAATTAGAGGCTGAGCTTGCTGCTCTGCCGAATGAAAGATAATAAGCTACACAGGAAGGAGAACAAGATGGATCCTACGACATTGATTGTTGCTATGAGTATCCCGTCCGGTATTACAGCTTTTGCTTTCTGGCTTATTGAACGCAGACTTGCAAAGCATGAAGCCGCCCAGGACGAAAAGGATAAGGCCAGAAAGCAGAATGAGGTTCTTATCATCAAAGGCGTAAACGCTGCTATCGCTTTAGGCGAGGCTACAGCGCGCGCCGTGCAGAGAATACCAGACGCACATTGCAATGGAGATATGCACGCGGCGCTTGACTACGCTGGGAAAATTAAACACGATCAGAAAGATTTTCTGACCGAACAGGGAATTGACGCATTATATTAGGAGGCTCGCATGAATCGCAGAAGAAAGTGGCACAGGCGCTCTCCTATCTCTCTGAAAACTATATACGCTGCAACGCTTGGAAAAATAGGCACGCTGAATCTTATTTTGATTCTGGTCGGTGCCTTTTTTGTTTGGTTCAATGCACAGATGCTTGACATATTCCGGGTGTACGGCGCGATACCTGAAACCTATGCGTGCGCTGTTATCACAGCCACCATAGGCGAATGCGGTATATGCGGTTGGATCCGCACGAATAAAGACCGTAAAAGGGAGCATGACTGGGAGCGTGCTGACAAAAAGGAAGATAAAACTTTAGAAATGGAGGACACACAGAATGAATCTTGAAATTTTCTTACTTGGGTTACTTATCGTATCCACCCTTACGGGGCTGGTTACTGAGGCTATAAAGACTTGGTTAGAGGAGCATAAAAAAAGCTACTATGCAAATACACTTGCCGGATATGTGGCTGTTGTGCTATCAATCGCCGTTGGCGCCGCTTATGTCATCATGGCTGGAGCTGCTGTAAATGCAAAAATGGCAGTTTGCCTTATTGCTCTTATGTTTTTATCCTGGCTCTCTGCCATGGTTGGATATGACAAAGTAATGCAGGCTATTTCACAGTTCAAAACTTATAAGAAGTCAAACAAGGAGGACTAATATTATGACTACAGAACAGAAAAACTTTATTGAAAAGATTGCGGCCGCTGTAAACAAGTACAAGGATGGCTACAACATCAAGGTTGCCAGCCCTATTATCGCTCAGGCAATCATTGAATCCGGCTGGGGCGAATCTCAGCTTGCTGCAAAGTACAACAACTACTTTGGCTTAAAGTGCGGTAGCGCATGGACCGGTAAATCTGTCAACATGGCCACATCTGAGGAATATACTCCAGGTGTACATACCAACATCCGCGACAACTTCCGCGTGTTTGACAGCTTGGAGGATGGTGTAAAGGGATATTTCGAGTTCATCAATTATTCCAGATATGCAAACCTCAAAGGCGTTACGGATCCAGAGACTTATGTTAAAAACATCAAGGCTGACGGATATGCCACAAGCTCTACTTATGTATCTACTCTTATAAATGCAATCAAGAGCTACAACCTTACTCAGTATGATAACGGCGGTTCAGGTAATGCTACACAGCCTGAAAAGCCTGCTGCATCCGCCGGAAAGTCTGTAAATGAGTTAGCTCAGGAAGTCCTTGCCGGTAAGTGGGGAAATGGTGCAGATCGTAAGAATAGACTGGAGGCGGCTGGATACAGCTACTCTGCTGTTCCAGCTAAGGTTAATCCGCTTGTTACATGCACTGCTGCCAAAC